GCTAATATTCGCGAAGTGCTGTCTCCATCAATGTCAGAACTGGCTAAGGATTTGGGGATAACTCGGCAGGCTCTCTATAAATGGTTGTCAGGGGAGAACCAGCCTGATGATGCTTCAAAAGTACAATTTATTACTAACCTCAGTAACGTTGCTGATGCTTTTTCCAAAGCTGGACTCAATGATGCGAAGTTATTGGTGAAAATGAAAGCATTCAATGGTAAGTCATTGATGGGATTAGTGAAAGAAGGTGAGTCTTGGAACAAGCCAGTTCAGGTATTGATTGATGAAGCTAAAGCGATGAATGCAGCTGCCGAATCGGCCAATTACTTAGCAAGTAAGGCGAAACCGACAGATGATTGGAAGTCATCTATTTCAATTCCTGGAACAGTAGAGGAATAAATCACAGTTATGTTGGTACGAGGAACATCATGGCGTCAGGGGCATGTTCTTAAACATGATGATGCCGTTTCACTTGGACTTCTGAAGCCTGATGAAACGAACCATAAAGTTATAGTTATAACGCATGATTGTGATTTACAGAGTAGTTCAGAAAAAAACGTGGAGCTGATGCTTGGCCCCTTGAAAAAGGGGTCAGGCAAGATGAAAAGAGCTAAGCATCCGAGAATCCTCGATCTATGTTTTGAAAACCCAGAAAGTGCTCAGAAGAACGCAGTAGAGCTTCGGCATGAAAGAAAAGTCATCATTCCTAAAGAAGAATTCCGTTGCGAGGAAAACGATCCGGCATTCTCCATTTGCACAGAAGAGAAACAAGCTCTTAAGCAATGGTTAGCAGCTAAGTATGGTCGTCCAGCGTTTCCTAACTCGTTTGAAGAGCGCTTACGGGCTTACGACGATAATAAAAAATTTATTTTCGAAAAAGAAGTTGCGGACATTATCGCCACAAACGCAGAGCATTTGATTGGAGTTTTTTTTGATTTGGGCGAAGAAAGATTTAACGACCTTGATGAAGGTATACCGTATGAGCTTTCTATCAATGTTGTTTATGATGCAATTGGAGGTGGCCCCGATGCTAGGGAGGCGGCTGAACATACCTGTTCTGCTCTAAAAACATTGTTTTATAAGTTTTATGGTGACCCAATCTTGGGGCATTCAGAGCTTATAGAATTGAATGATTGCATAGCTGTTGCCGATACTCATTTCTCACTGTATGCATTGAGGAGGATGGATCAATGGAGGGTGGAATACATCAGCCTTGAAGATGATTCATATGGTGATTTTATTGGTGCCGGAGTTTAAGCTGGCTGTTTTGACAGCCATCTTAAACAGGCTTTAATCAAGCATCGTCTAATTTATATTCTTCAAAACGAATAATTTCATCATTAAGCCATTCATTCAATTCCATTAATCTTTTTTGAAGTGGAATCAATTCATTACGAACGAATACTCGGCTAGCTTTTTCCACGTCACCAAACCCCCCAACATTGCTGGGCATAATCCCCATCATCTTCGGCGGTCTTCAGTACGTCACCATCATGCTACCGTGGCTGACGTTTTTGATGTTCAGAACCCCATCCTTTACCACTACTTCTCATAGTAGGATGATCTACCGTACTTTATTTCGTTAGGTGATTACATAAACAGGTTACGGAAGTTGCCCGGTATCTTGGCGCTTTTCATGGCCTGGCGGATATTGTTTACGTCCCCCAGGCTCTGCGCTGCACCGGTCATGTACATGATAAAGCCCGCTTCGGCGGGTTTTTTATTATGAAAAAACATCAATCTAAACATAAGCATGGTGTTGGTAAAAAGTGCTGCAGAGGGGTTGAACATTTCATGCAACCGGTATACTGTTTATTTGTACAGTATTCATGTGAGGTGCTAACCATGAAAGTTGAAGTCACAATTGATAAACATAAAAAACTCCCTGATGGCGCCATACCTGCGCTTGAGCAAGAATTGCTGCGCCGCTTGTCCCAGTCTTATGATGACTGCAAATTAACCATTCGACGCACAAGCAACGATGGCCTTAGCGTTTTGGGCGGCGCTGATGGCGATAAAAAACGCGTTGAGCAAATTCTGCAAGAGACGTGGGAAAGCGCGGACGACTGGTTTTACTGATTCACTTTTTGGTGGCTGGCATTTCCCAAAGCATCGCAATAAGCGTGTCCCTTTGATGCTGTCACCGGACTTTTTTTTGCGTCTGTATGTCGCTCAGGGGGTAGTGTGAGTGATGGTATTGAGGTTCCTACTAATCATTCCTGGTACGATGTTGTCAGGAGATCAGATGGCGCCATTATTTGTAGCTTCCCGGCCGAAGGAAGGCATCTGATTTACAGGGTTAATGGCATAATTTCAATGCGACCTTTATTGCCTGAAGAAGAAATTTTTACTCTAAACGGATTTATGAAATTTGCGGAACGACTTGGCTACCGAGTTCTCCCACCTTCTGATAATATGAAATCAACGGCCTGAACAACCGTTACCTACTGCGCCACGGAGATAAGCCATGGCGCAATTGCACTTAATAAAACAATCTCAAGGTATCCTGATCCCCGCGACGCCGGAGACCAGTGATTTTCTGCAATCAAAATGCAAGCTCGGATCCGTTCTGGAAGCCGATTATAAGCTTGTCCGCAATCCGGCGTTTCACCGCCGTTACTTTGCTTTACTCAATCTCGGCTTTGAATATTGGGAACCTACCGGCGGGGCGATTTCGTCTAACGAGCGCAGGCTTATCACAGGTTACGCCAAATACCTTGCTGCATATGGTGGGAGTGAATCGGCGTTGCTTGATGCCGCCGGGCAATATCTCGACCGGATAGCTGAAAAGCGATCCGGCTATATCAGTATTTGCAAATCCTTCGATGCTTACCGGGCGTGGGTCATCGTTGAAGCCGGCCACTATGACGCCATACAGCTGCCGGACGGCACGCTGAAAAAACACCCTCGCAGCATTTCTTTCGCAAGCATGGACGAATGCGAGTTCCAGGAACTGTACAAAGCATCGCTGGATGTTCTCTGGCGGTGGATCCTCTCTCGTTCATTCAACAGCCTGCAGGAAGCCGAGAACGCCGCAAACCAGCTTTTAAGCTTCGCGGGGTGATGCCGATGAAACGCTCATGGTTTCACCATCTCGAATGCACAACGCAGCAGGCCGAAGAATTGGTAGCGAGATATCGTCAGCGGGGCGTAAAGGTCGAACGAAGCTTAAACCCTGACTTTATAACATGGACCGTCAGCGCGCAGCTGGTGGAGGACAAAAATCCGCCGCGGCCAAACTCTCGCTGGCGCAACAGGATGTGGGGGTGAGTATGGCGAACCTACGCAAAGAGGCGCGTGGCCGCGAATGTACAGTGCGGATCCCTGGTTACTGCAACGGCAACCCGGAAACCAGCGTGTTGGCGCATTACCGCCTGGCGGGTACGTGCGGCACAGGATGCAAGCCTGACGATACTCAGGCGGCGATCGCCTGCAACGGGTGCCATGACGTAATTGACGGCAGAACCAAAACCACCGATTTCACATACGACGAATTGCGCCTGACGCACGCAGAGGGGGTAATGCGCACCCTGGAAATCTGGCGGAAAGAGGGACTCATCAAATCATGAAAATCTACGATATCACGCCCATCGGCAAACCCAGGATGACCAGAGCTGATAAGTGGAAGCAGCGTCCGGAAGTAATACGTTACCGGGCGTTCTGTGATGAAGCTCGTCTGCGCAAAATTCACCTGCCAGATTCCGGCGCTCACGTCACGTTCGTCATGCCTATGCCGCAAAGCTGGAGTCAGAAAAAGAGAGCGCAATACGCAGGACGTCCACATCAGTCAAAGCCCGACTGCGACAATATGCTGAAAGCCCTAATGGACGCTCTCTATGAGGATGATTCACACGTCTGGGATTGCCGCATCACCAAAATATGGGGCGAGAAAGGGCAGATCATCATTGGGGAATCTCTATGACCCTCGATCACTTCATGCAGTACCAAACCGAGAGCGTTAAGCGCGCCAGTATGCCGCCAGTAGCAAAGCACAACCTGAACCAGACCAAACCAAAACAGCCAAAGAGGGCCGCAGCGTGAATCTTGAAAACACAGTGAAATACCACTTCGCAAAATCCACGCTGATTAGCGATTCTCCGCGTGCTACCGCCTCAGATTCACTGACCGGCACCGACATCATGGCAGCAATGGGCATGACCCAGGAACGTGCCGCTATGGGGTATAGCGCTTTCCTGGGCAAGATGGGCATAAGCAACAATGACCGGGATCGGGCTATAGGACTATTGGCTGAGTACGCGCTGACAAAATGCGATAAGGTTGCTGCGTTGCGAAAGCTCTCGCCAAGCGTAAAACCCCGGGTTATACGGATCCTCGCAGAGTACGCCTTTGAGGATTACTCCCGCAGTGCTTCCAGTAAAAAAACATGCGACTGCTGCAACGGGTCTGGATTCATCGACACAGTGGCGTTCACCAACAAAGTAACGTATCCGGACGGCAAACCGCCGAAGTGGGTCAAAGTTACAAAGGGGATCTATCCATCATACTGGGAGGAGGTGAAGTCGGTCCGGGAGCAGGTCCGGGTGCTTTGCCAAAAGTGCAAGGGAAAAGGGACTGTTAGCGCCGCCTGTAACGACTGCCACGGTCGGGGGAAGGTAGTGAACCAGGATGAGACGGAGAAGCAGGGAGTGCCTGTGATGGGTAACTGTAAACGCTGTGGCGGTCGCGGGTATGAGCGAATCCTCTCCACTGCTGTGCATAGGGCCATTTGCCAGATAACGGACGCCATCACTTTGGATACCTGGAAGAAATCGGTTAAACCGTTCTTCGATGTATTGATCACTAAATTCGATATAGAGGAGGCGTGGGCAGAGGCGCAACTCAAACAAATAACGCGGTGAGATATTTACTTTTCCCGAATTCGTGTTAATTTGTTCTAACGATGGGCATTGTATGTTCACCGTTGAATAAAAAATTTAAAGCCTCGGCAAATGCCGGGGCTTTTTCGTATCTGCAATCCGGTCAGGGCTCTTGGGTTGAGATGTGCTGCACGACACATTAACGCCCATGCGCGAGAGCCCTGAACCAGATTGAAGTTACTCAGCAATAATAAAACTGCATGTCATCATTTGCTTACATCTTATTGACCATAAAATTAACATCTTGTTAATCTATTCGTGTGGTGAATCCCCCTATGCGGAGGGGCGTCCAGTCAGTTACAGAACCTGTAAATGCAGCGCGGGCCATGCCGACTGGGGCATGCTCACCGGGAGGCACCCGGCACCACGCAATGCTACTAAGCTATTTGGTAGTGGGGTTGCTGTTTCGGCTTCTCCAGCTATGTTTAAAAGGCAGTAACGGAAAAAGCGAGCGCTCTCCTGGTAAATCGGTAGCTCGGACTATTAGGTACGTCTCGATCCGGTACAGAATCAGTATTGCCTACATTTCTGCCCGTTCCTCTGAGCGGGCTTTTTTTCGTCTGATTAAGGCACTTCAACTAACCAAAAACATTTAAGGGCTGCGCTAATACGTGGCCTTTTTCATTTCTGGCTCACGGATGACTCCTTTTAAGGCTTGTCGCTAAATCAGCCCGATGGGCCTGCCCCTTTATTCACACAGCACCCCGTTAACCCGGAGGTGAAACTATGGCAAAGCATATGCAAGACAAAGAGAGCATGGCCGGAATCACCTGGCTGGCTCTGCTGATCATTGCTGGTTGGGGCGGCCTTGTCCGATTCCTGATGGATGTGAAGCAGGGCAAAGCAAAATGGAGCTGGATAAATGCTTTTGCGCAAATTGTGGTTTCGGCTTTTACCGGGGTCATTGGTGGGCTCATCAGCATTGAAGGTGGACTGAGTATTTACATGATACTGGCCACTGCCGGTATCAGTGGTGCTATGGGTTCCGTAGCGCTCACGTATTTCTGGGAACGAATCACCGGAGTGAAAGCACAATGACAGCAGACCAGATTATCGAGGGGATCCTCGGAAAAGAGGGCGGTTATGTCGATCATCCCTCTGATAAAGGCGGGCCAACCCGCTGGGGCATCACGCAAACCACAGCTCGCGCACATGGCTACACCGGTGATATGCGAAACCTGCCCAGGGAAACAGCAAAGCAAATCCTGCTGAGCGATTACTGGACCGGCCCCCGGTTCGACCAGGTGGCGAGTTTGTCTACGTTACTGGCAGACGAGCTTTGCGACACTGGCGTGAACATGGGGCCCAGCGTCGCCAGTAAGTTCTTTCAGCGCTGGCTGACGGCAATGAATATGCGTGGGAAGCTTTATCCCGACCTTATCCCGGATGGCGTGATTGGACCCCGAACTATCACCGCTCTGAAGGGGTATCTTTCTGCCCGCGGGAAAGAAGGCGAGCAGGTGCTGCTGAGAGCACTGAACTGCAGCCAGGGTGCCAGATACCTCGAACTGGCGGAGGGCCGCGAAGCCAACGAGGATTTTCTCTACGGCTGGGTTAAGGAGCGTGTCCTGTGAAGATGATCATTTTCGCTTTGCTTGTGCTGGTGGCTGTGCTCGTTCTGTTACTTCTGCGCAAATATACCCGGCTGGAGTTCGTAGGGCATGCCAGCTTGCTGCTGAAAACGTGGTCTGTAAAGCTGGGAGCTATCGGCGCGCTGGTTGGTGTATGGGCGCAGTCGTTCCCGGATGCTGCGCTGCACGCCTGGGCGGTGCTGCCGCCGGATATCAAAAACATCCTGCCGCCAAACATCGTTGCGTTGATTAGCCCTGCGCTGGTGGTGCTGGCCGTACTATCGCAATACGTACGCCAGCCAGCATTGAAAGAAAAGGCCGACGAACTGAAGGAGCAGCAATGAGCTTTGAAATTATCGCGGGACTGGTGGTCGTCATCCTGGGTGCTATTGCTGGCGCGTTCGGCATTGGTCATGCTCGCGGGGCCAGTAAGGCGAAAGCCAAAGCTGATCAGCAACGTACCGAAGAGAACGCCGCTGCTACTGTCGCCGCGGCAGAACGCCGTGCTGAAGTCACGAAAGGGGCCAGCGATGTACAGGAAGACGTTAAGCGTATGGGCGATGACGATGTTGATCGGGAGTTGCGCGAAAAGTTTACCCGCCCCGGTAGTCGTTGACACGGCCTGCAGCTGGGTGCGGATCATCTACCTGACTGACCACGATATCGATGTGTTGGATAAGCAGACCAAGCGTGACATCCTGGCGCACAACAAAGCAGTGCAGGCCAATTGCTCGCAGCTCACAGAGAAGGGTTCCAGGTAATTCAGCTACAAACGCAGAACACTTTAGGTATTGAAATTTACATGGCCACATGAACAAAAATCAGAATACGAGACAACAGAGCGCTGAAAAATGAAAAGTTGGTATCTAAGTCAGGTACATTAAGGCACTATGGATTTTCAATTCCTTCTATCTAAGAAGCTGCCCATGACAAGAAATTCACTCCCTCAACTTCCGCATGGTTATCGATACGGTGACGAGCACTCTATTCACCCTCATTGTGATGGGGATTATTTAGCTCCGCAGGGATGTGTTATCAAGTCCATTAACCTTGTAGATGGGGTGGTTATTTATGTGCCCATCCAACGCTACATCAAGCATCTAGATCTTTGGGTTAATGCCGAAGAAACTGTCGAATAAATTGTTAGTTACCGGCCTCGTTCGGGAGTGCTGAGAATTGCCATCAAAAGACCAGCAGAGATGCCTGGTGCTCTGGTTGAATGTTCCGGCAAGTTGAAAATGATTGGTTCAATGAGCTCTTTCGATATTTAAATGCTTTCGATAACTTAAATGAAGCTATCATCACGTTATCACTGCCAGCCAACACCAAAACGGCAGTGGTCAGTTAAAAAGCAGAAAAGCCTCTCTCTGTTGGCTCCTGAGAGATTGTTTATACGCTGGTTGGTAGTGACCAAAGGCCGCATAATTTTGCGGCCTTTTTCATTTCTGTAAAATGGAAGTCCTCAGGCGGTTAACGATGCTCTGGACCATGGAAGTGATCTCCACCATGTCCGCCGCTATGAGGCCCAGGGGGAAGGATACATCCTGAAAGAGACAGCGCACCACAGATCACAAAAACAGCAAGCATAATTCTTTTCATAATAACTCCTGAACTAAAGAGCCTTAATTCCAAAACATAAAAGTGAATATTTTATGGAGAATCAGTAATTCCTTTTTCTCCATCACGTTAAATAGGAATAATCCATGGCAAAACCGGACTGGGGCGAGCTTCAGCAACGGTTCCTGTCCGATCATGCCGCAACCGGCGTATCACCGAAGGATTGGTGTGAAGCGCAGGGACTGAATTACGCTACTGCCCGCCGATACATCAAGAAACCCACCGCGCAAACTGCGCAAAAACCTGCGCAGAAGAAATTGCGCACTGCGCAAAAGGAAAAGTGCGCAGAAGAGCTGGTGGAAGATGATGGACTCACCGATCAACAGCGTTTATTTGTCGCGGAATACCTGAAGGACAACAACGCCACGCAGGCCGCTATCCGTGCCGGGTACAGCAAGAAGACAGCGAATGAGCAGGGAGCAAGGCTGTTAGCAAAAGTTAGTATTGCGCAGGCCATTGCGCAGCAGCAGAAAGCATCCATTGTGCGCACGCTCGGCAGCGCCGATGAAGTGCTTGAGCAGATGTGGCGCCTGGCCACCTTCGACGCCAACCAGCTATCACAGTATCGCCGCGGGAGCTGCCGTTACTGCTGGGGCTTCGGTCACCAGTATCAATGGCGTGACGCTGTTGAGTACGAAGAGAAGCGACTCGAAGCGCTTGAGCGAAAACGTCGCGAGCCTGTCGATGTTGGCGGCTACGGTTACGACCACACCAGCGCACCTAACTCTGAATGCCCTCGATGCAATGGTGATGGCATCGGCCAGCCTTTCTTCGCCGATACGCGCAAGCTGGCGCCTGATGCAGCGCTTGCCTATTCCGGCGTTAAACTTGGGAAGAATGGCGTAGAGATTACCGCTATTAGCCGTGAGCGAATGTACGAGGCGGTGATGAAACGGCTCGGCCTGGCTGATAGCGAGTTCGCCCAGCGTCTGCAGCTGATTGAAATTGAGCGCCGGCAGCTGGAGGTCGAAAAATTACGCAAAGAGCTGGCTGCTGACCCGGAGGATGACGAACCAACGCCAGTTGCGATCAATATCAACGTAGTCGATGCGCGAGTGAGGGAAGAGGATGGCGATAGCTCCGACGCTTAACGTTCCCCAGGCTCGTTTTCTGGCTATGCAGCAGAAGTTCAAAGCCTATGTAGCTGGTTTTGGATCCGGAAAGACATGGGTTGGCTGTGGTGGAATATGCAAAGGGTTTTGGGAGTTCCCCAAAATAAACCAGGGCTACTTTGCCCCGACCTATCCTCAGATCCGCGATATTTTCTACCCCACGGTGGAAGAAGTTGCTCACGATTGGGGACTGAAAGTCAAAATCGTTGAAAGCAACAAAGAGGTCCATTTCTACAGTGGGCGCCAGTACCGCGGCACGACAATTTGTCGGTCGATGGAAAAGCCCGACACGATAGTAGGCTTTAAAATCGGCAATGCGCTGGTGGATGAACTCGACGTTCTGAAAGCGGATAAGGCGCGTCAGGCGTGGCGAAAAATAATCGCGCGTATGCGTTATAAGGTTGATGGTCTGCGTAATGGCATTGACGTGACCACCACACCTGAAGGATTTAAGTTCGTCTATAACCAGTTTGTTAAGGCTGTGAGGGAAAAGCCTGAACTGAGGTCGATGTATGGTCTGGTACAGGCTTCGACATTCGACAACGAAAAGAACCTGCCGGATGACTATATTCCTTCGCTCCTGGCGAGTTACCCGCCGGAATTGATCAAGGCATATCTGAATGGCCAGTTTACTAACCTGACCAGCGGCACCATTTATCATCAGTTCGACAGGGTGCTGAATAATTCCAGTGAGGAAGAGCAGCCAGGTGAAGCGCTGTATATCGGGATGGATTTCAACGTCGGGAAGATGGCAGGGATCGTCCATGTATTGCGGCTCGGCTTACCGCACGCGGTAACCGAGATTATCAACGCTTACGATACGCCCGACATGATACGCATCATCAAGGAGCGTTTCTGGCTGTATGCCGACGGAGACTACCGCAAGGTCCGCGAGATTTATATTTATCCGGATGCCTCTGGTGATTCCAGGAAGTCAAACAACGCCAGCAAAACAGATATTGAGCAGCTCCGGCAGGCCGGATTTAACGTCATCGTTGATGATGCTAACCCGCCGGTAAAGGACCGCATCAACTCCATGAACGCCATGTTCTGTAATGGTAATGGTGATCGCCGGTACAAGGTGAATGTGGCCCGTTGCCCGGTCTATGCCGACTGCCTGGAACAACAGGTGTGGGATAAAAACGGCGAGCCGGATAAAAAGAGCGATAACGATCACCCCAACGATGGCGCCGGTTACTTCATTGTGAAGCAATTCCCAATCGTTCGACCTGCATTCTCTATTTCACTGGACACGACATTCTGATGGCCAATAACGATATTACTTATGTTCGCCCTGAGGTCAGGGCGGCGATGCCCGTGTGGAAAAAAATTCGTGACGTGTGCAAAGGGGCTGATGCTGTAAAGGCCGCCGGGAATGAATACCTCCCTTTTCTGGATCCGTTCGATAAGTCTGCACGCAATAAAAAGCGCAATGCTGATTACATTCAGCGCGCCGTTTTCTACGCGATAACGGGCAATACAAAAGTGGGTCTACTGGGGCTGGCATTCAGAAAAGACCCGACCATGACCGCGCCGGATAAACTGAATTATCTTCGTGACAACGCCGATGGTGCTGGTGCCAGCATTTATCAGCAGTCCCAGCAGGTTACAGAAAATATTCTGGAGGCCGCGCGCGAGGGGCTTTATACGGATTATGCAGCTGAGACCGACGAGGCGATCATCCTTCGTTATCAGGCGGAAAGCATCATTAACTGGCGCACCAAACGCATCAATGGACGTGATCAACTGGTGCTGGTGGTTTTACGCGAATGCATGGAAAAGGAAGATGGTTTTGCGTACGAGGATGAAATTCAGTATCGCGAACTGGCTCTGGAGAACGGAAAGTTTGTCTGCCGGGTATGGCGAAAGTCAGCTGACGCAGGCTCTTTTTCCGTCACTTCCGAGTATCATCCTAAGCCAAAAGGTGAGGATTTCTGGGATGAGATCCCCTTTACCTTCGTTGGTGCGCAGAATAATGATCCCACCATCGACGAGTCGCCTTTAGCCGCCCTCGTTGAAATTAACCTAGGCCATTATCGTAATTCGGCAGATTACGAAGACAGCGTATTTTTCTGCGGTCAGGTTCAGCCGGTGATTTCCGGGCTTGATACCGCCTGGCGTGACTGGCTGCAGGATAAGGGAATTCGTGTCGGTTCTCGTTCTCCATTCCTTCTGCCGAAGGAGGGGAGTTTTACCTATGCTCAGGCGCAACCAAACACCCTGGCTAAAGAGGCGATGGACAGTAAGCGTGATTATTCTGTTCAGCTTGGCGCCCGGCTTATCGAGCAGAACGGCGCGGTTAAAACCGCCACGCAATCCAGCGGCGAGCAAACCGCATCCACATCGGTGCTCGGCATTTGCGTTTCCAATGTCTCGGAGGCCTATACGCTGGCGCTCGGCTGGTGCGCCAGGTATCTCGGTATAAAAGGCGAGGAATACCGTTACAGCATCAATCAGGCGTTTATCGCCAAAGTCGCTGAATCCGGTATGGTAACGGCAATCGTCAATGCCTGGCAGTCCGGTGCGATTCGCGACACGGATATGGTCAGAGCTCTGCAGAGGCTTGACTTGATAGATCCTGCTGACGACCCTGAAACTGTCATTGACGCTATTCGTAACGGCGCGCCTAACCTGATTGGTGGCAATAATGGCAACGGCGAATGACAAACTGCAGGATGAATCCATAGCCCACGCTATATGGGTTAGTCGCTACAGCACCGGCGTTGCCAACAGGATGATAAAAGTCCTGAATGACAGCGACGCCGAACTTACCGCAAGGTTGCTGGTGGCTATTGATACGCTGGACGCTGAGAGCTTTACCGTTTCTAGGCTGGAAGCGTTACTGGTCAGTGTCAGGGCCATAAACAAGGATGCCATACAGTCCATGTATGCAGCCCTCTCTACCGATCTGCAGGAGCTGGCGAAGCATGAGGCCAGTTTTCAGATGAGCCTCTTCCAGTTTGCCATTCCCGACGATGTTCTGGCTCTTCATCCACTGGTTGGCATCTCCCCGGATGCAGTTTATGCCGCGGCGATGGCGCGTCCATTTCAGGGGCGGTTGCTAAGCGAATGGGCCAGCAACCTCGAAGCTGATCGTATGGCGCGCATATCCAATACGGTGCGGCAGGGTTTTCTCCTGGGCGATACGCATGAGCAGATCGCAAAAAAGGTTCGTGGACATGCTAACCGCGGCTACCAGGATGGTGCGCTGCAGATGAGCCGGGCCAATGCGGCCAGCATAGCGAAAACAGCAGTAGGGCATCTTGCATCAACAGCAAGACAAAGCTTTGCGTCGGCGAACGACGACATTCTGAAGGGTAAGCAGTGGTTATCCACTTTGGATAACCGGACATCAAAGGATTGTCGGATCCGCGACCGCCTCAAGTACACGCTGGATAACAAACCGATAGGGCACAAGGTGCCTTATTTGCAGGGACCGGGGAAAATCCACTTTTGCTGTCGTAGCACCGAAACATACATACTGAAATCGTCCGAGGAATTGGGTATCAAAGTCGGCGAAATCAAGGACAGCTCGCGCGCCAGTATGGATGGACAGGTTCCGGCTGATACGACTTACCAGGACTGGTTCTCCCGGCAGTCGTTCACGCGACAAGCTGAGATTGTCGGAGAAACGCGCGCCAGGCTGATTCGTGATGGCGGCATGTCTCCCGATGAGTTCTACAACGACAGGGGCGAGTGGCTGACGCTGGACCAGTTGCGCTCAAAGGATGAGCAGGCATTCAGAAACGCCAGGCTTTAACTAACATATCTTATTCAATCAGGCTGCCTTCGGGCGGCCTTTTTTATTGGGCCAGGCCCACAGTAACTATCCCAAGGGGACAACATGCTTATTCGTAACATGCTCATTAAATATTATTCGGCAGTTGGTGGTGAAGGTGGTGATGGCGGTGGCTCCGGTAGTGGTGCGCCCGAGATTACGCCGGAAATCCAAAAGCTGATCGATGAGCAGGTCAGTGCTCAGGTTTCAGGCCTGAAAAATAAAAATAGTGAGTTACTCGGTAAGCTCAAAGAGTCCACTGAGTCGCTTAAGCGTTTTGAAGGTATCGATCCTGACGCGGTGAAAACTATTCTCCAGCGTTTCTCTGATGATGAAGAGGCGCAACTGATCGCCGCCGGGAAAATTGACGAGGTACTGGATAAACGCACTGAGCGGCTACGTGCTGATGTTGATAAGCAAATCAAAGCCGCTAATGAACGCGCTGAAAAGGCGGAAGCGTTCTCCAACAAATTCCGTGATCGTGTCCTGGGTGATGCTATCCGCAGCGCAGCGCTTAAGGCTGGCGCGCTGCCAGAAGCATCCGACGATCTGATTCTTCGTGCTAAAGGCACATTCCAGCTCAACGACGAAGGCGAGGCCGTAGCAGTTGATGCAAATGGCGATGTTCTGTTCGGTAAAGACGGCAAAACTCCGCTCACCCCGGTTGAGTGGGCTGAATCTCTGAAAGAGACGGCCCCGCACCTGTTCCCGCGCGCCGAAGGCTCCGGGGCTGGTGGTCATAAACCCGGTGGCGGTGGCGGTAGTCTGAAACGTTCAGAAATGAGCTCAAGCGACAAAGCGGACTACATCCGCAAACATGGCCAGCAGGCCTATCTCAAATTGCCTAAGTAAGGACTAATCAATGCCTACGACCGTAAACAACGACCTGATTATCTATGATGACCTCGCGCAGACTGCGTTTCTTGAGCGTCGCCAGGATAATCTGGAAGTCTTCAACGCCGCTTCAAACGGCGCAATCATTCTCGACAACGAACTGATCGAGGGTGATTTTCGCAAGCGCACCTTCTATAAAGTTGGTGGCTCTATCGAATCGCGCGACGTTAACTCCACTGACTCGGTAACGGGAAAAAAAATCGGTGCTGGTGAATCTGTCAGCGTCAAGGCGCCGTGGAAATACGGCCCGTATGAAACCACCGAGGAGGCGTTTAAACGTCGGGGTCGCGACGTTAGCGAATTCTCCGAGGTGATCGGCGTCGACGTCGCTGATGCAACGCTTGAAGGGTATATCAAGTATGCCCTTCAGGGACTGGTTGCAGCCATTGGCGCAAATGCTGACATGACGGTATCAGCGGACATTGCCACTGATGGTAAGAAAACGCTGACCCGTGGACTGCGTAAATACGGCGATAAATTTAACCGTGTTGCGCTGTTCGTTATGCATTCCACAACCTATTTCGACATTGTTGATCAGGCTATCGACAACAAAATTTACGAAGAAGCGGGCGTGGTGGTTTATGGCGGACAGCCAGGCACGCTGGGTAAACCGGTGCTGGTAACTGACACCATGCCGGTTGACGCGATTCTTGGTCTGGTGGCTGGTGCGGTATCCGTAACGGAATCACAGGCTCCGGGCTTCCGTTCCTACGATATCAACAACCAGGAAAACCTTGCCATTGGCTATCGCGCAGAGGGCACGGTTAACGTTGAGCTGCTGGGTTACAGCTGGGATGAGACGAAGGGCGCTAACCCTGACCTGACCAAAATCGGCACCGGCGCGAACTGGAAGAAACATTTCACCAGTAACAAATCCACTGCAGGCGTACTGATTAAGCTGGAAGCCCCTGCGGGGGAGTAACCCTGTCAGTGGATAAAACTTCCGCAACTGCTGACAGTACCGACGCGGTGACCGTTTCGCTCAAGTACACCAGAAATGGTGCAGGAGTCTCCGGGGCATCTGTGGCGTGGACGTCTACAGGCGGCACGCTAAGTGCTTCGACGTCACAGACAGGGTCTGCTGGTGGCTCGACGGTGAAACTCACCTCTCCTACGGCCGGCTCCTTCACGGTGACGGCTACCGTTGACGGTGTGGTGAAAACAACTGAAGCGATTGCGTTCACTGCTCCTGCGGGTGGTTAACCGACGGGGCGAAAGCCCCGTTTCTTTTGGTGAGGATCCGATGACCGTTTATATAACAATCCAGGACGTTGACGAGTTGCTGGGGGATACCTGGACTGCCGCCGACAAAAAGGGTAAAGCCGTGCTCCAGGCAAACACCTGGATGACGGCGCTTAACCTTCAGGATATCGACCCGGAGCATATTCCTGAAGAAGTTAAGCAAGCCGGAGCGTTTATCGCTTCCGTAGCCGCTGCAGGCAATCTGTATCAGCAAAAAACAGATTCCGGCGTGGTGACGAGCAAAAGCGTTGAGGCCGACGATGTGAAGGTTTCCCGTACTTTTGCCGAGCTTTCAACCACCAGCACTGAATTACTCGATCCTGATTTGCAGCTGGCGCTGGATATGCTCAAACCGTGGATGATTAACCCTTTCCAGACGTTCTTTGTGAGGGCGTGATATGTCCGATTTGAAGGTGGTCCCATTTCAAAAGCCCAGCCATCACAACCTCGATAACGACCAGGTTATTCGCCTGCTGAAACAGGCTCTGGAGAGAGCCGAAAACGGCGGCTGCCACAGTGTCGCAGAGATACTGCTTGATGATGAGGGTAACGCGATTGATTGCTGGCATAACGGTGGACGCCCCTATGTGATGGTTGGCGCTATGGAGTCGCTTAAAACCGACTTTATCCATGCTCATATTGAGCGGCGGTAAGGGGGTAACATGCAAAATCCATATGTGCATTATGCCGGCGACGGGCTCGGTCCCCGCGATGTGTTTGTGAATGGAAACCCGATTAGACATGTCGTTTACGCAAACGAGGCAAAGGGTGTTGTAGAGTTTGCTCCGCTCCCGCTGCGGGTTAAGCGCAATGGCGAAATTTATACCCGCAAACTCCACGGTACAGTGATCGTTAAACCTCAGCAGCGTATTGGTGGGTGCAATGGGCATTCGTGACGAGCTGCAAACCGAAGTCGCCGCGGCATTCGATACCGACCTGCAGGATGCCGTTAAGGATTTCACTGGGTCATATACCGTTCGGGGTGCCTGGGACCCGGTGACGGAAACCGGCACTGAAACGCAGGTGACTTACTCGGGGCGTGGAGTGCTGGCGCGCTATAAGCTGCGCCGTATCGATGGAGTTAACATTCTGCATGGTGATGTGAAGCTAACCGCACTGGTTAACGAGGTGACTGATAAGCCGGCCGTCGGGCATATCATCACCGCACCGGATCCGGTTACGGGTGAGCTTCAGTGCTACGAGGTCATCACCGCTTCTGCCGACTCTGCTGGCGCTGCGTACTCCATTCAACTGCGGAGGGCGTGATATGGCTAAGGGCTGGAACATTGACCCGGCGGCATTCGCCGGGCTGGTGGAAGAAGATGTCAAACTACGCCAGCGGACAATCGCCATTCAGCTGCTGAATGAAATCGTTCAGCGGTCGCCGGTAGGAAACCCGGAGCTGTGGGCCATTAACGCGACCGCGGTTCAGTACAACAAAGCTGTTGGGGAATGGAACGAATCTCTTTATGCCGATCCTGCCAACCTGACAAAGACAGGCCGTCTCAGAAAGAAAGTCCGTGTTAATGACAGCATGGATATCAGGCGGCCGGCTGAGTATCGCGCAGGAACCTTCAGGGCATCGCATTTCGTCAGCATCGGCGAACCTAATCATTCCGTCCCGACCGAACCGGATCCGCGCGGGACAATGACATTTCTTAATGGCAAAAATATCATTGACCAGGCGCCAGCCTACTCGGTGATTTACATCCAGTCGAACCTGCCTTACTCCGTGCCTCTGGAGAATGGCCACTCAACACAGGCGCCGACAGGCGTCTATGCCGTCTCGTTTAATGGTGTAATTCAGGCCTACAAATGACCCTTACAGAAATCAGAAACGCTGTCATTTCCCGAATGGCGGCATAGACCGCTATTGCCTCTGATGCGGTGGATTATCCCAATGGTCCTGTATTTGACCCCAGCAACCGCGATATCTGGGCCCGCCTCACCAACATTGCAGGACAGGCTGGCGCAACCGAGATCGGGAATGGGCCGGTCGTCCACAGGACGGGCTTACTCATCATTCAGCTGTTTGTTCCGGTCGGATCCGGGACGTTGCTTATCTCCCGAACGGCCGACCAGCTAACGGAGCTATTCGAGTTTAAGGACGACGGAAAGCTGAGTTATTTCGCTGTTTCTGCTGTGCCTGCGGGTGAGACCGATGGCTGGTTACAGCTCAATCTTCAAATTCCTTATCGCGCTCTGTAGCGCACAAAAAACAGGAGGCTCCTGTGAGCTCAGGTGCAAAAGTAGTAGCCGCGTTTATTCGCGAGACAACACCAGGAATCACGCCTACAGCAGGGGCGTGGAACCTGCTGCGTCGTTCTTCATTTGGTCTGAAACCAACGCAGAACACCAACGACAATGACGAAATCGCTGGTGACCGCATGGCGCAGGGTGTTTCACGCGGCACAGTGGATGTCGGCGGCGATGTCGGCACGCGGTTTCGCTGGAACCAGCATGATGATTTTCTTGCCAGCTGCTTCGGTTCCGAATGGGTAAATAACGTGCTGACGATGGGTAATGGTCGCATTACGTTCTCCGTGGCGACTTTTGCCAGTGATGTGGGGATCGCCCAGATTGCCCGCGGTTGCCAGGTTGGCACCTTCCAGATGGAAATCCCGGCCGATGGTGATATCACTGCAACCATTACGTTTGCAGGGCTGGACTGGGAGACGAAGGGGGACGATACCAGCTATTTCACCACGCCAGTGGATTTAGCGGGGGCGCTGCGTTACTCCTTCAAGGAGGTCACGAACATCCGGCTGAATGGTGTTGATGGCGGGACAGGCTTCTGCGTCGACACCTTTAACATTCAGTTCAACAACAATATGCAGACTCAGCGCTGCATCGGTACCGGTTCGGCGTTCGCCGGCGCCAACATTCCGACAACCTTTACCCCGTCAGGTCAAATCACGCTGTCATGGTCAAAGGCAGCCTGGGAGGTTTACAAAAAAACGTTCACCGGCGAAACGGTGCCGTTTAGCTTCACCCTGGAGAATGCTGAAGGCGCCTATACCTTCGATTTCCCGGAAGTGCAGATCTCTGGCGACTGGCCGGATGCGGGGAGCACTGACATTGTTCAGGTTCAGCTGGATATCACCGCGGCCAATACTCCGCCAACTATCACCCGCGTTCCCAAAGTGCCGGCGACGGCAATCAGTGTTGCGCCAGCCACTTCAACTGGGGCCGTGGGATCTACTGTGACGTTAACCGCCACGCTTACGCCAGCTGATTCAACTGATACCGTCCAGTGGACGTCATCGGATCCGACTATCGCCAGCGTGGTTTCTACCGGGCAGAAAACAGCGAAAGTCACACGTAACGCAGCCGGTACTGCAACCATCACCGGTAAGGCCCGCACCTTTACCGCAACGTCTGAAATCACCGTTACCGCGCCTTAATTTACCTGGCCCGTTCTGCAGTCATCGCGGATCGGGCTTTTTTGGGAGTCTTTATGCTGATTATTTCTTCTCAAATTGATTTGAACGGAGAACGCTGGTTTTTCCCTTACAAAAAGCCGGCAGGGAGTAAAAAGAAATTCACGCCGGAAGACGAGGCGCTATTTAAACTCCGTCTGCTGGTGGCCAGTAGCGAGAATCCACAATACCGCTCACGCAATGCGCTGGTGCGGCGCCATATCGACAAAATGGACGCGAGCTACCAGGTCGGTACGAATGCTTTCGATCTCGCCAGTGTGGGCGAGATTGACTCGGTTGATGATCTTCTCATCGACAATTGCGCGCGCTTTCTTCTGAAAGACTGGGAAGGCGTGGGGGAGCTGGTGGATGGTACTGAGACGGCCGTAACGTATACTCCGGAGCGTGGTGTTGCGTTACTGAAACAAAACCCCTCTCTGTACTGGCTTATTCTGGCTGAGGCGGCGTCCATTGCTCAGGGTAAGGAGCAGCAGACTCAGGAAACCGTAAAAAAGCCATAGAGGCCCAAAAATGGCTAAAGGAATTCGCCGGCGAGCAGGGCGAGAAAGCAAAGTGGCGCAGGGAGAAACTAAATCTCCCGCCCATTCCGGAGCCCGAAATCGATGCAGTTACTGGGGAGATCCTCAGCGCTTACGCCATGATATCGCGCGGCAGGAAGTATGCCGGCATGGCCGGGGTGCCGCTCCCTCTATCCCTGAATGATATTGAGCTTTACCTGGCATCGCGCACCATCCTGATCGAGCGCATTGAGTTTGACGCAGCGATACTGGCTCTCGATGATGCCTGGAGGGCTGAGTGGGCCGAAGAGCAAAAAAGGCGGGCGATAGTAAAATAACCTAATCATTGTTTAGCTGCCTCTATATGTTAGGATGTTTCTGATTGTAATCACGGGAAACATAAAATGAAGAAACTAATGATGGTAATAGCTGGGATGTTTGTTATTTCTGGATGCGCTACTAAGCAGTATCCGCAAGCTCCGTCCGTAACTAGCGAAGAGTCTGCTGCGTTAGATTGTGCCGCAATTAAGCAGGAAATCGCAAAAACGCACAGCATTCAGAACGAAATCGAAACTACAGGTCAGTTTGATGGGCGTACCGTATTGGGGGCTTTGGGAGATTTCGGTATCGGTAATGGTATGGCCAAAAGTGAAGCGCGTAAAAAGGCGCAGGCACGTCTTCAGCAGCTTGAATCTCTTAAAACTATTAAGTGTTCAGATAGCAAAGTCTCAGGTTAATTCTGGCAGCGATTGTCTCTGTTGCAATAATCGCAACAATTATCGTATATCGACAGTAATTGTTTATTAAAAATCTAACCTCGCCCCGGCGGGGTTTTTTATTGTCCGGAGATCGTTAAATGACAGAACAAACCTCCCGCCTTGCCATTGTTATTGATAGCTCCGGAGCAGAGAAACAGGCCGATAATCTCGCAACTGCACTGGTAAAAATGACACAGGCAGGTGAACGTGCTGCCATCAGCGCAGTGAAGGTGACAAAGGCCACTGATGAAGAAAAAAAGTCTCTTTCTGAACTCTTAGATCGCATCGACCCGGTAAACGCCGCCCTGAACAAACTGGATAAACAGCAGCAAGATCTTGCGAAATCCAAATCAAAGGGGATGGTAGATGCCGATACATTCGATCTTTATTCAAAGAAAATCGAGGAAACACGAAACAGGCTAACTGGATTTCGTGACGACCTTGGAAAAACCGGCCAATCAGCCGCACAGACTGCCTTTGCCATGCGCATGATCCCAGCGCAGATGACCGACATTATTGTCGGCTTATCTACAGGTCAGTCACCGTTTATGGTGCTTATGCAGCAGGGCGGGCAGTTAAAAGATATGTTTGGTGGTATTGGTCCGGCAATTAAGGGTGTGGGCACCTATGTTATGGGGTTGGTTAACCCTTTCACTCTTGCAGCTGCGGCGGTCGGTTTTCTTGGTCTGGCCTATTACAAAGGCACTCAGGAGCAGGACGAATTTTATAAGTCTCTCGTTCTCACTGGTAATCTGGTAGGCAAAACCTCCGGTCAACTTGCCGATATAGCTGCCAGCGCAGGCATTGCTGCGGATTCAACCACTGGCAAAGCCGCATCAACCCTTAACCAATTGGTATCATCCGGCAAAGTTGCTGGAGATTCTCTGGAACGCGTGACAATCGCTATTGTTAAGATCAGTGATGCGACGGGTATTGCTACAGAAAAGTTGGCGAGCGACTTTAACGATCTAGCTGCTGATCCAGTAGCGGCTATAACCAAACTTAACGACCAATACCACTTTCTGACACTGGCAACCTACAACCAGATTAAAGCGCTACAGGATGAAGGTAATCAGCAGGATGCTGCACGGGTGGCTACTGATGCTTACGCCAATGCCATGCAGCAGCGTGCGAATGATATTCATCAAAACCTTGGTCTTCTTGAAAGTGCATGGGACTCGCTGGGTAAAACGGCCAAAGGCGCCTGGGATGCGATGCTCAATATTGGGCGTGAACAAACACTAACGGATAAACTTGCCACCTTAAACGAAAATATTGCTGAAGCCCAAAAAGGGCAAAAAGATGGTGGGTTCTGGAACAGTTTTAGCGCGAGGTTTACCAACCTCCCGGAGATGATAAAACAGAGAGATTTGCTCGAATCAGTTGCCAATCTTCAGGGGGATGTAACCAAAGGACAGGCGAAGGCTAAGGAAGCCGAACAGCAAAGAATTAAAACGCAGCAAGAAGCAGATCGCGTTAACCAGCAATATTTGAGCAATGCGGATAAGCGCAATAAAGCCATTAAGCAGCAAAGCGAGTTCCTGAAGGCTGGTGCAATTACTGCAGAGCAATACGCAAAAAACGTCTCACGTATTAACGAGATGTATAAGGACCCAAAGGCACCTAAGCAAAAGGCCTATACAGAGGACGCGGCAACCCGGCTGCTTGATCAAATAAACCAGCAGACAACTGCCTTGCAGTCCCAGCTGGATGCCAGTGACAAGCTTAACAGCGCAACCCAGGCGCGGGTAAAGTTCGAACAGCAAATTGCTGACCTCAAGTCTAAAACGCAGCTCACAGCCGACCAGAAGTCGATTCTTTCCCGTTCAGATGAAATCCTCCAGGCGTATAAGCAGCAGGAGGCACTGCAAAATTCCGTAAAAACCCTGGACGATTACCGCAAGATGCAGGAACAGGTAAAGACGAAGGATGAGCGGACCAACGATCTGCTTAAAACCCGTCTTGAACTGCTGGAGAAGGCCAAAGCAACGGGGCAACTTAAACCCGGTGAATATGAAAAAACGCGGGCAGATATTTATCAAAACACCGATATGCAACTGCCCTCGACGGCTCGTAATGTTGTAGGAAACCTGACACCCACAGGAGGGCGACTCTCTGGAACTTTTGAGGGGATGCAGGGGCAAATCAACGAATATGACCAGGCTCAGCAAGAGCTCCAGCGCTGGCTGGCAGCTCAGGAGGAAGCTTATGCGAAGGCCGGCGAAATAACTGCCGAGGGTGAGGCCAGAATGACCTCGATTCGTCAGCGTGCAGCGGATGCAAATCAGGTCATAGAGGCTCAGAAAAACACCATCATATCTGCGGCCACGCAATCCTTGTTTGACAGTACCGCCGACATCATGCGAACTGGGTTTGGTGAGCAATCGGCAATCTACAAGGTTGCTTTTGCTGCGAGCAAGGCATTCGCTATCGCTGACTCTATGGTGAAAATCCAGCAGGCTATAGCAAGTGGGGCAGTAAGCGCGCCTTATCCGGCCAACATCATCGCTATGGCCTCAATCGCTGCGCAGACTGCCAGTATCGTCTCAAATATCCAGGCTGTTTCAGGAGTTGGCTTCGCCTCCGGCGGTTACACTGGCCCCGGTAGTAAGTATCAGCCCGCAGGTATTGTTCACAAAGGAGAGTACGTCTTTGACCAGGCGTCAACGAACCGGATCGGCGTGTCTCAGCTTGAGGCACTTCGAAATGGCCAACCGCTTGATGCAACTCTGGGGCGTACAGGGTTTGGTACTGGTGTTCAGAACGTTAACAGCGATAACAGCAGCAAGACCACCATCCATGCTCCCATTGAGCAACATTTCCATACGCCGCCCGGTGTGACACCTGATCAGATGGCTCTCTCCATGGCTCAAACGCAGAAGCGGGCGACAACGGAAGCCCTGGATCAGGTTGCTGCGCAATTGTTGAGAGGGGACGGGAAAGTTGGTAAGGCAATGCGCAGTAAATATTCAGGCAGAGGGGTAGAGTGATGACTGATATCTACTACCCGCATGACAGTCTTCCGATGCCATTACAGGAAGGATACGGATTCCAGCCTGTAAGCCCGTTAAAACGAACCCAGTTAACCACCGGTCGCGCGAGGCAAAGGCGAGCTTTTACGTCCACGCCGACGCAGGCCAGCATCACCTGGTTTATGGAAACCGATGCGCAGGGACTGGCGTTTGAGTCCTGGTTCCGTGATGCGTTATCTGACGGGGCTGCATGGTTCATGATGAAGCTGCAGACGCCGGCAGGCATTAAGTTTTACAAATGCCGCTTTACAGATATTTATCAGGGACCGGTGTTGGTGGCCCCGATTTACTGGAAGTACACAGCGACGCTTGAATTATGGGAACGCCCCCTTGCTCCTGCCCCATGGGGTAATTACCCGGAATGGATCGTCGGCAGCTCACTGCTGGATATTGCGCTGAATAAGGAGTGGCCGAAGCATGACGCAGATTAAACGCCTCTACGCCAGCAGCGGGCCGGAGGTGATCATTGAAACGCTGCAGATCACCATTGGTTCTGACGTCCATTATCTGTGCCAGGGTTACGAGAACATCACGGCAACGACGGAGAACGGCGATACCGTAACGTTTACCGCCTGTGCGATAGACATTGCGCTGCCGGCGCGTAATGCGGACGGCACGCAGGACCTCAAATTTGCCCTGTGCAATATCGATGGTGTTGTGTCCACGGCGATCCGCAATGCGCTGGCTAACCGTCTGTCTGCATTTCTGACGTACCGGCGTTATATCTCCACGGATTTAGCGGCCCCTGCGGAAGTGCCGTATACGCTGAAAATCAAGTCGGGCTCCTGGACGGCGACAGAGGTGCAGATCACTGCGGGCTACATGAATATCCTCGATACCGCCTGGCCGCGATACCGCTACACGCTCCCTGTATTCCCCGGACTGCGTTATATCAGCTAAGGAATCCCAATGTTTAACCCTGATAAATACCGTTCAGTCACCTGGCTGAAGGGCGGGCGCGTATACCCGCAACTCGACTGTTTCGGCATTGTGAACGAGATACGCCGCGACCTGAATTTACCCGTCTGGCCCGATTTTGCAGGGGTCACCAAAGACGACGGCGGCCTCGACCGGGAAGCACGCCGGATGATGCTTACCCTTGAGCGCTGCGAACCCTGCGAAGGGGCCGGGGTGGCCTGTTATTCCGGGTCGACTGTCACCCACGTAGGGATCGTGGTCAGTATCGATGGTCTGTTGCATGTGGCGGAATGCAATCCGGGTACGAACGTCACCTTTCTGCCGTTGCCGCGGTTTAAGCGCCGATTTGTCAAAGTGGAGTTCTGGCAATGACCATTCGTTTTTACCCGTCCCGGCTTCCCGGTGAACCACTGGAAACGCATGAGCATGGTGTAACCAGTATTCGCACCTGGCTGGTGGCAAATGTTGAGGGTTACGAGGATCGGGATGTCCCACCGCTGACCGTTGAGGTTGAGGGGCAGTCAATTTTGCCAGGCGAGTGGGCCACCTGCGTGATCCGCCCTGATAGTGATGTCAGGCTTTATCCGGTTCCCTTCGGGCTGGAGGCCGCCACAATCGCGTGGATCGGCGTCGGTATCTCCGTTGCCGCTGCAGCCTATTCGCTTTTTATGATGAGCAACATCGATACGGGCGGCTATACCTCATCCACAGGGCGGAGTCTCGACCTGAACCCGGCAAAGGCAAATACGGCAAAACTCGGTGATGCCATTCGTGAGGTGTTTGGCCGGGTGCGTATCTACCCTGATTATGTGGTGCAGCCGGTTACCCGGTTTGATGCCGCTGATCCTACGAAAATGCGCGTCCAGATGCTGCTGTGTCTCGGTGTCGGTGATCTGATTTATACCAATGGCGATATCAGGGTTGGCAGTACGCCAGCTTCAACGCTACCGGGATTCAGCAGCACCCATTACCCGCCAGGCGCGGACGTTTCCGGTGATGAGCGCAGCGAAAACTGGGTCAACTCCACCGAAGTGGGCGGGACGTCATCCGGCACCGGGCTGGATATGGCCCAGACGTCGCCGGACGCAGACGACATTATCGCAGACAGCATGACCGTATCCGGTTCGAGCGTAACGTTTACCGGGCTGGACACGGATGATGATGACGATAATGACGAGAACGATAACGCGCTACCGCCCAGCTGGGTCGCCGGCGCCGTGGTCGAACTGAAAGCCCCGGCTAACTACCAGATCACTTCGGCGGCTGGATACAGTGTTATCGCCAGCCCGCTGCTGACGGAGATCGCGCCGGTAGTAGGTATGCCGGTCACGCTGGGGTTTAACTCTGTCGATTACGATCTGTTTATCGCGTCATATACCCCCGCTCAGGCTGCAGTGCCCGGCGCCGGGGGGAGTGCGGCAAAACTCCAGGCCAGTGCGGCCCCGACCACCTACGATTTTTCGACCAGCTCCAGCACGTTCACGATCACCTGGCAGGGGGTTACCTACCCGGTGTCGCTGGTGGCTAACTACGTCTCTATGTCGGGACTGCTGGCGGCCATCACCGAGGGACTCACTGGCTCCGGCCTGGTTGCGCAGGACAACGGCGGAACTGTACTGATAACCGAGTCGGCCAGTCCGTTCGCGGGTGGGGCGATCACGTCCTCTTCACTGCCTGCAGCTGTTTTCGGTGATGCCCCGGTTTACACCTCCGGCACGGCATCAACCGGCGGCAGCCCGGCGGTAACGGCGAATGTGACACTCGCCTATAACTCTGCCACGGGCACCGCATTCTCCGGGATGCCGGAGGGGGTGCAACGGCTTTCACTTGCTCACCGCGGGAATGAGTACCGGATTGTGTCAGCTGACGGCACGACGGCGTCGGTGGCGCGCCTGGTTTCCGGTGCCGTTGATGAGTCATGGCCGGGATTCACCGCCCGGACGATGATCGACTATGAGGCTTCTGGTCTTAACGACACGCTGAGCTGGCTGGGGCCATTCCTCGTATGCCCTGAGAATGAAGTGGTGGATGCATTCGAGGTGAATTTCTCCTTCCCGAACGGCATCTGTGGCTTTGACAGTAAGGGCAAAAAACGGATCCGCCACGTTGAGTGGGAGATTCAGTATCGCGTCTACGGTTCCGGTTCGGGGTGGGTGAGTCACCAGGGCGAGTATGCGCTTAAAAACGTCAACGGGCTGGGATTCACTGAGCGGATCACCCTCAGCTCACCAGGGCTGGTAGAGGTTCGCTGCCGTCGGCGCAATGAGCAGGGCTCAAACAACGCGCGAGACAGTATGTACTGGCAGGCATTGCGCGGGCGACTGCTGACACGACCTTCATCCTATCCCGGCGTGTCGCTGATGGCGGTGACCGTTGAGACGGGTGGGAAGCTGGCGGCACAGTCGGACCGCCGCGTAAACGTTGTGGCCACGCGCGCCTATGAAACCGGAACGGCCAGAACTATCTCGGGTGCTCTGCTACATGTCGGAAACTCGCTGGGGCTGGAAATGGATGTCGACACCATCAATGCGCTGGAATCAGCGTACTGGACGCCACGGGGAGAGTATTTCGATTACGCTACCGGCGACAGTATCTCAGCGCTGGAAATGCTGCAGAAGATAGCCAATGCCGGGAAGTCACGTTTTCTGCTGAGTGATGGCCTGGCGACGGTCAACCGCGAGGGGATTAAGCCATGGACCGGTGTGATCACTCCGCATGAGATGGTGGAGGAGCTGCAGAGCGGATTTACCGTGCCCTCAGATGATGATTTTGATGGTGTCGACGTGACGTACATCAACGGGACTACCTGGGCGGAGGAGACCGTTAAATGCCGGACGCCTGATAATCCCACGCCGGTGAAAATCGAGAACTACAAACTCGATGGGGTACTGAATCAGGATCACGCCTACCAGATCGGCATGCGTCGCCTGATGAAATACCTGCAGCAGCGGGTGACGTTCCAGACCACTACCGAGCTGGACGCGCTGTGCTACAACACGGGCGATCGCATTGTGCTCACGGATGATATTCCGGGTAACAACACGATTTCCTGTCTGGTGGAGGCGATGACAACGGCTGGTGGCGTGACAACGTTCACCGTTACGGAGCCGCTGGACTGGTCTTTCGAAAATCCCCGAGCGCTGATCCGCTATCAGGATGGCTCTGCATCCGGGCTGATGGTGGCGAGCAGGGGGGGTGATTTTCAGTTGTCAGTCCCGCACCTGAGCGAGTTTGATGACCCGATGAAGGTTGACTTGTCGTCTGCAACCATCGAGCCGATCCGCCTGGTGTTCTGCGGCTCAACGCGCCACGTCTACGACGCCATTGTAGAGGAGATCGCTCCGCAGTCAGACGGAACCTGTCAGGTCACCGCTAAAGAATACCTCGAATCGTTCTACCAGTACGACGACGCCACATACCCCGGCGACGCTGCTTAATACCAAAAAAATCCCTTTCAACTTTTCTTTCGCTCAAACCCTCGTTTGGGCGAAGCCTCTTTTTGGAGCAAAAAACATGGCCG